TAATTTTCTACCTTTTTAGACAAACTCATATTAGAATTCTGCAACCTTATTGTCTCCCACATCTCTATGAAAAAGTTTTTAGGCAATTCTATCTTCAAAGCAGTTGGTTGGACCTATGATGCAGATCCTACCATTCTTGAGAAAAAACAAGTTATTATCGGTTTTGAACATACTTCTAACCTTGATGCGATCTTATCAATCGCTTTGTTTCAAATATTAGATTTAAAAATTCATACACTAATAAAAAAAGAACTTTTCAAAGGTCCAATGAAGCCTATTCTTGAAAAGCTAGGTGGCATTCCCGTAGACCGAAAAGCAAGCAAAGATATCGTCTCTCAAATGGTTGAAAAATTCCAAAGTAGCGATACATTCAATCTAGTGATTGCACCTGAAGCAACGCGTGCCAAAGATGGATCGGAACGCAAACCTATTCGAACCGGTTTTTGGCATATTGCTAAGGCAGCAAATGTTCCAATTGTACTGATGTATGCAAATGCAAGAACCAAAAAAGGCGGTATTTTAGGTAAGATTTATCCTACGGATTTACAGAAAGATCTTGAAACGATTAAAGAACTTTATGCGCAATATGATATTGATGTGAAAATTAACTAGCTAACTCTCTCATGAAGTTTGAGCCTATATTTTTATGTAAATTTAGGCTCTCTGAGCTTATTTAATTGGCTAACAAAACGTAAGGCAACAGTTTTCAAGAAAACCATGCCTATGCTAATATTCTGTCACTTTTGCATTTTTTAATTTTTGGAGTTCACTTCCATGGCGGGTCATTCTAAATGGGCCAATATTAAGCATCGTAAAGCGAAACAAGATGCCAGTCGCGGTAAAGTTTTTACTAAATATATTCGTGAAATTGTCACTGCTGCAAAACTTGGTGGTGCAGATCCTGCCAGTAACCCTCGCCTTCGTGCCGTTGTCGAAAAAGCGCTTTCTGTCAACATGACACGAGATACCATTAACCGTGCAATTCAACGCGGTGTGGGTGGTGAAGATAATGATGATTTAAAAGAAGTAACCTACGAAGGTTATGGTGTAGGTGGTGTTGCTGTTCTTGTTGAAACAATGACAGACAACCTGAACCGTACAGTTCCAGATGTTCGCCATTGTTTCAGCAAAACTAATGGTAACTTAGGTACCGCAGGTTCTGTTGCTTACCTATTTACCAAACGTGGTGAGATTACTTTTGACGATGTTTCTTTAGAAGATAAGATCATGGACGTTGCTTTAGAAGCTGGTGCAGAAGATATTGAAGTTTCAGAAGATGAAATTTTAGTAATCACTTCTCCAGAGACTTTTGGTGAGGTTCAAGATGCTCTTGCAGCTGCTGGTTTAAAATCAGACAATGCTGAAGTAGTGATGAGCCCTTCTACTAAAGCAGAAATCACTGATATTGATCAAGCTAAACAAGTAATGAAACTCATTGATATGCTTGAAGATCTAGACGATGTACAAAACGTTTATACAAACGTTGAGTTTAGTGATGAAGTTTTAGCGCAACTTGATGCCTAAGACGAGAAAACGCACCAAATGGTGCGTTTATCTTTTATATAAATCAAATAGTTAAAACATGATGTTGCAATCTTGTTGCACTCGGTTTTAAAAACTACACTTTAAGATTTCTATTAATTTTAAAACCTATTAAAATTTATTTTAAATCTACTTTAATGGGAAGCTCCCAACGGCGTCTATTAAATGTCACGGTTCCATCAATGTTTATTGGTAATTGATTGCCGTTGTAGTCGAAAACCTTTAAAACTTTACCGCCTTTGTTTACCTCAGCAAGCAAATTACATGTGTGCTCAAGCTTTCCAACTTCTGTGACCATAATCATTAATTGCTGCATACTAAAACCTCGAGAGAATACAATTGAGAATAATTTTGCTCAAAATGTGCAATTATCCAGATTATTGAGCAAATAATTGCACATTAATAAAGGCTCTTACTCAAGAGCCTTCACAATCGCACCGTGTCTTGCTTTGCAGTCATTATATTTTGCAACTGTATCAACTGACCAGATCATTAAATCTTTACCAGTTGTGCCCTCAATTTCATTTAAATTAGGGCACGGCTGGATGAGATTAGCTGGTATTACCGGCTTTGATAAGGTCGTTGATTTGCTGCACGCCATCAGCGTCAACACAAGCAGACTTATAAACAGGACGCTCCACGATCTTTTGCACTTCACGCTCAACATATTCGACTTTGGTGTTTTGCTCTGCTTTGACTTGTTCATAGTCTGCGCTCACTTTATTGATCTGATTTTGCTTTTCTGCAAGAGCTTTCAAATTCTTGCGCTCAATCTCTTGGATCTGCGATTGACACTTTCGTTCAGCTTCTTTTAGCTGTCCAGTTTTGTAATTGAGTACGGCCAAAGATATGGCCAATAAAAAAGCGAGAAACAAAATAATGATTTCTCGCCAATATTTAGCAGCAAATACAATCCACATCACTGCGCTCCTATACATTTAGCATGTCTTTCAAGCTGTCTAGTCCAGACGCCATAGCATCCATTTTTACGAATAGAGCAATCGCGCTTTGCAACGTACTTATATTTAAGTAATGAGTCGCAAGCCGCTTTATATTGACCAGCTTTCAAGTGTTTAAGCATTGATGATTTTGCGAATGTTGGTACCCCGTACTGATATGAAAAATCCAAGTAAAGGTCATATTCAGTTTGTGATAATTTCACGCCCTTCAATGAATCTTTAAATGCTACTTCACGTTTTGCGACATCATTACGCAACCATTTATCTGCAGTCGCGCGTGTAATTGGTGGATCTGTCATTTTTACTGGTGAGCCATCGGGTTTAAATGTAGAACCATGGCCCTGTGTTGGCCGATCCCCTTTAACGGGAATTACTGGCTTTGATGTAAACCCTTCATCGTTTTTTACGCCCACAAAAAAAGCAGCCGAAGCTGCTAAGACTGCTGCAATATATTTAGTCTTGTTTGACATTACAGTCACCTTTTAACTTTTTAATACGTAGCTCGTACTCTGCCTTTCGTAACTTATGCTCTACCTTCTCACGGCGATTACGCGCCCAAGCAAAATAAAGCTGTACAGCCAAACCAAGTGCAGCGATTACTAAACCACCCCATGCAATAACATCGATCTTTGCTGCAAATCCGATAAATGACCCCACACCGCTAGTTGCTGTTACTTTTGATGTTAATGTTGCTGCACTAGCTTCAAGTGCAGACTGGGTTTCAGACATTTTATTTCTCCAGAAATAGGCAATAAAAAAGCACCCGAAATGGGTGCTTCATAACTATTGAATGAGTTAATCTCTTAAAACTAACTCATCATTTTTAACTAAATACTTATTTGCTGATACTTGATGATCCACTTCTAAAAACTGTTGCCCCTCTTCAAGATGAATTGTTTCAACTAGAAACTTAGGGCACTCAATTAAATTTTGTATTTCACCAGTTTCAACCTCATAAACTGCAAAATATGCCATTACTTCCTCATCGTCATTGCATGAATATAACGCTGTGACACATTCATTGAGCCACCTGACACTGCTTTAAGTTGTAATTTAAAAGTTCCAGCAATGCCAGTTGAATCATGTCTTGAAATATTCAAGGTTCCAGCACTACGAGAATTGCCTTGCACAGTAATATTGTGCGTATGTGCACCACCTTCTGACATCACTACATTGCCACTTAAATTAACACTATGACTATGTGAACCATTACTGTTTGTACTGCCATTGGCATTGAATGAATGGCTATGATAATCCCCTCCCGCATTTGTTGAACCTGTTGTACCACTCGCATTAAAGCTATGACTATGTGAACCATCTTGTCCGGTATTACCTGAGACATTCACAGTTGAGCCATTATGGTTATGTGAGCCATTTGCATCAGTAATTAAAGCAACAGAACTGTGCTCAATAAAGTGAACTTCCAGATCCTCAAAAACGACTTGATCATTCTTAAGTACACGGCATAAAACCTGTTGTTTAGGGCTGTATCCAGTAAAACTAAATACGGCACCAAAAGTTAAAGTTGTATGCCCCATATCAGATGGAACTGCCAAAGTCTGAATCGTGACATACTCAGTATTTACTGCGACCGAAATCTCAGCAAATGCTGAAACTGGAACTGTTACAGCATTATCTTTGATTTTCAGCGTATCCACTTGAGCATTGCCGATATGTGCTGTTTGAATTGCTCCATCTTCAATGTTGGCAGATTTAGCCTTAAGTGCACCAAGATCAGAGCTAATTGAGCTAAGTTTCTCTACCCAGAGCTTATCCGCATTAACCGTTCCGATTACCGCATCATCAAGCTTTAAACCTGCTGGAATCACAGTGCCATTTGGTAACGTGACTGGTGAAGCCTGATAAACAAATGCATATTTGGCCGCATTACCATTTGCAGCAGGTGGGGCAATCGCAAACATATCAGCACGAATAATAAAGTTAGATGACTTGCCAGAATTCATCAAACCAAATCCAGCAACATAACCTCCTGTATCGAGTTTGACAGTGTACTGTGTACTTATCCCATCAATAGCATCTTGCTGAGTTCGAATACTTGCAGTATGTCCATCGACAGTTGATTGAATCGTATCGACTTTACCTGCTGTAGCCCCTTGAGCATCACTGACCGTTTTAACTTCACTCTGTACAGTTGCCAAATTACTTAAAAATTGCACCTGCACTGTATCTATTCGTTGCCCAAGTGCGCTATCAGCATTTACACGTGCAGTAGATTCAGAAGCAATAGTTGCCTTATTTTCATCTATCTGAGTCTGAGTAATATCAATCCGCTTACTTAGAGCCAAGTCACCTTCAGCTGCTGCTGACTGTAATGACCATGAGCCAGCCTCTGTTGATGAACTGTCCGCAGTTAGTGAAGTACTATCTGCGGTTAGTGGGGTAACTTTTGCAAATACTCCACTTAATCGCTCGGTATTTGCATTGATCAAATCCCCTTGCTCATCAACGATAGCTTTCACGCTATCCACATAACCGGTTGAAGCCTTGTCTCCAAGTTCAGCCTCTACAGACTCAACACGATCAATTGCTGCACTAGATGCATCTGCTGCTGCATTGGCTTGTGATAATGCTGTAGCTGCATTTGCCTTGGCTGTTGCAGCGTCACTACTGGCAGTGCCAGCTGTTGCTTTCGCCTGATTCGCTACAGTAACAGCAGACCCAGCTTCCGAAACTGCTGCTTCAGATTTAGTTACAGCAGTAGCACTATTTTCAAGTGCCTGACCTGCTTGATCAGTTGCAGTATTGACTTTGACATCAATTGCATCAACTTTTAAAGCGGTTGCTTCATTGTCTGCAGTATTAATATCAACTCGTTGACTCACTGCTGCTAAAGCTGCATCGTTACTCGCTTTATAAACATTTAAAGCTTGTACCGTAGCAGCATCACCATTCGCTCTTGCTGTAGCTTCCTGTTGAATTAATGCAGTGTTTTCACCAACTGAAGCTAAAACAGTATCAATGCGCTTACTTAAAGCTAAATCACCATCTGCATAAGCAGACTGAATTGTCCACGCCCCTGCTTGATTACTTCCACTATCCGCTGTCCAGTTGTTCTGGTCTGCGGTTAAAGGTGTAACCTGAGCATAAACACCTTCCAATTTTTCAGTTTGAGCTTTAACAACGCCATCAATATCCTCTACATTCGCTTTGACCTCTTCAAGTGCGCCAGTTGATGCCTTATCCTCTAAAGCAACATTGATTTCATCAATAGATGATGCATTGGCACTAGAAGCATCTGCAGCAGCTTGCGCTTTACTTAAAGCAGTTGCAGCATTAGTTTTTGCAGTTGCAGCATCACTACTAGCGGTATTGGCTGTATTAATAGCACCATCTGCTTTTGAACTTGCCGATTGTGCTGTTGCTGTTGCTTCCCGTGCCATTGATGAAGCTGAACCTGCTTGAGACACCGCTGTATCAGCCTTGCTTATGGCAGTAGCACTATTTTCAAGTGCTTTGCCAGCATCATCCGTGGCAACCTTTACACTGGCTCTTAAACCATCAATTGCCTGTGTATTTGCACTAGTGTCATCAACAACTGCTGTTACATCGTCTATAACCGAAGCCAGAGCCAAGTCATTGGAAGCAATGTAATTATTCAGTGCCTGAACCTGTGCTCCATCGGCATCAGCCAAAGCAATAAGTTTTTGCTGAACAGAAGCATTGTTATTGCCAAAATCTGAACTCAACGTATCAATTCTTTGGCTTAGTGCGCTGTCACCATTGACTCTTGCTAAGGCTTCTTGCTGAATAGCAGCTTGGTTATTTCCCACCTGAGCATTAACAACATCGATACGTTTACTTAGGGCTAAATCACCTTCAGCAAATGCTGACTGAATCGTCCATGCAGCAGCTTGGTTACTTCCATTATCTGCGGTCCAGTTGTTTTGGTCAGCAGTTAAAGGTGTTACCTGTGCGTAAACACCGTCCAGTTTTGTTGCTGTAGCATGTAAGTCATCTGCAACAATATCAACCGATTCTTGAACAGCTGCAATTGAGGTGTCGGTGCTTTCTTTATAGGTAGTAACAGCATTAAGAATCTGCTGGTCACCATCAGTTCTAGCCTGAATTTCCTGAGTTAAGCCATCACTGACACCTTTAACCGCAGTAATGCGATCATTGGTTTCTTTTGCAACGGCATCAGAAACTTGCTTAACTTCCCCCTGCCGTGCCAAGGATTCTTGTGCAATTGCATCTGCACGGGCTTGTGCTTCAGCTGCATCTGCTGCAATTCGATCACGAATTTCTTGCGTAAGACTATCATTTAATCCAGAAATATCACTTACTCTTTGCTGGGTTTCAGCATTGATTGCTGCATTCGCAGTATCAATTTCACCCTCAAGAGCAGTAACTTTGTCAATTAAATTTCCGATATCTCCATCAAGACCCTCAATCGTATCAATTTTATTGATCGTATCTCTTAAGTCCTGATCTAACTGTGTTGCAGAAATTAAGCCATCAAGCGCATCAAGAATATCATTCGCCTGTGCAGTTGAAGTACCACTAACCCAACTAGACCAATCCCCTTTATTGCCGATGCGGTCAACCAACCGTCCACGATACCAAAGTGTCACATTAGCTGCTAAACCTTGCTGCTGTAGTGAAGTCGTTGGATAAGCATAAGAACCCAGAGGCTGAATATTGGCACCACTGGAAGTCGTAGAATACTCAATTTCCGTATATGCAGTGTCTAATGCGCCAGTTGCCGGGAATCCCCATTCCACTTTCATTCCGAACATTGTTCCAACTGCACGGATAAAAGCTAATTTTGGTGGTAGCCCCTGCTTACCAGTCAAAGCAGTCAACACTGAGTATGACGGTAAAGAAGAAACTTCAAATGCTGAAATTGCTGTTACACGCGCCTGATATTGGCCCGCATAAATACCGGGTACTTCTACCGAGTTATTACCTGTAAGTGGAAGCTTAATCCAACTACCGTCATCTTTACGCCACTCAACCAGATACTTTACCGCCCCACGGGCTTGTGCCCATGACACAATCATTGTAGTGACATTAATACCTTGCTCAACCCGACTTTCACTTGTGATAGTGACATTTGTAACCGCATCTTGAACAGTAGGATTAACAATTGAAATTGGTGCTTCTTCAAAATGTGCACCATTGTCAATTTCGTCAAACTTAGAAGGATTGTATTGAAGGGCCGTAATGCTGAATTGGTGTTTTTCATCTTGAGAAATTGAGATGACTCGAAACTTCATTGTTGCCAAGTCTTGAGCATCTAATACCCAAACATTTTGCACAGCTATCGAATTCACATCAAAAGCCGTGGTTACTGTAATAACTCTACCTGCTATTGACTGAACAATACGTGTTTGGGCTTTGCCATTTTCACCATTAATTACGAGTCGGTCGCCAGCTTTTGCAACCACATTATCTCGGTCCAAAGTAATACTTTTAAGATCTGCCGAAATAGCAGAGACACGACCACCATTTGCACGACCTGCAAATAGAGGATCAGCAACTTCAATTACTTTCCCTGGCAAGGGAATGTGTCCATCTAGACCAACCTTAAAAGAAACAGAGCGTGTTTCTTTTTGTTCTGTTTTTAATGCCCATTGCCCAGCACGTTGTGCTTGTCCACGTGATGTACAACCCCATGCGTCAAGCTCAAGAATACGAACTTGGCCCGCTTCAGCAATCGCTTTCTCATCACGTACAAACTCATATTCAGTTTTATAGTGATTAGCCGGGTTATCCCAAGCCACTTTTACTACATTATGACGATCACGTGCACGTGTACCTGAGTATTCAAATACACCATCAATTACATTAGCGCGGGTATAAGTGAAGTACGTGTCCTGTGGCATGTCAGCATCGCAGATAATGCTATTCCCATCCCAGAATGAAATCGCACGGAATACACCAGCTAACTTAGTTAAAATCTCAAAGGCACCTTCAGCACTCTGAAGATAAACATTACATGTAAATCTTGGTTCTTGACCGCCCAACCCATCCGGCACCATTTGGTCACAGTATTGGGCTAAACGATATAAAGACCACTTATCAATCATTAACGGGGTTAAGCGGTCACCCAAAGCATAACGGTCTACGGTACATATATCGTAATAGATCCATGCCGGGTTATTTGTGTATGCCTCTTTAAATGTACCGTCCCAAATTCCTATATATTGACGTGTAACCGGATTGTAGTTTGTGGGAACCTTGATAATCCTACCTTTCGTATCCATTGCAACTTTAGCAACATTCCCAAAGGTTTCAGCATCGTACTGGAGGCCCAATAATGCTGTGTTTGGGTAACGTAATTTTGCATCGATCACTTCTGTAACAGCTGCAATATACATCTTGTCGCTGATATATTCAGAAGATGAGTTCGGAGTCAGACGGCGTACACGTACAAGCCAACCAGAATCAGCTCGAGGCAAATCAATGCGGTGTGCTCGCTCGTAATTTGCAGAAGTCTTATCTGAAATCTTGGTTTTTAGTACTTCAGTCCAGACACCTCCATCAGTCTGTAAATCGATTGCGTATTCGATCGTTACGCCTGATACATCACCATTTGTAGCGTTCTGAGTACGTAAAGGTCCCCATTTTAAGCGCAGACGAACTGCGTCAAGATCAAGATTACTAAAAGCGCGGACCCACGGTGTTTCAGACTTCAGCTCCACATCGATAGCAGTTTCATTTTCTACTGCAGGAAAACCTTCAATGTATTCCTGATCATTAGTACCATTTCTAAAATCAACTTTTACATTTTCAAAGTTAAGGCTTCCATCTGCATTCTGAAGTGGAGTTTCTTCTAAATAAATTGACTGAAGCCCATTTGCTAGCCCCTCAATTTCTCCTTCAGCTAAACCATATAGAACCTTGATAAAGGTTTTCGATTGAGCAGAATCTGGTGAAATGACAGGTTGCCGTTGTTTATTACTGCCCTTTTTTGCGCCTACTACTGCATTCATAAGAAATCTCACGCAATAAAAAAGGCGCTAGAAAGCGCCTGTTAAATAATTAAAATTTACATCTGATCTTCAGGATATTGACCTGCGCTCACAATGAAGCCACCGACTTCACGTCTACCATAAAGAATTGGAACAGGATTACCTTGTGCAACTGTGGTAACTGCACCGCCAAAGCCTTTATTCGCTCTGTTTCCATCTTGGTTTTGGTCTTGAGTAGTATCAACCTTCGGCATAAGCATCATAGCCACACCACCAAGCATCATTCCAATACCTGAACCAATCAATGCAGCACCGAGTGGTGCTCCACCGCCTAATGTGCCTACAGTTACTAAGACTCCCACCACGACCATCACAGCACCTAAAACAGTCTGTAATATTCCATTACCGCCTGCACCAACTACACGTGGAACAATATGAATAACCTCAGCTTCAGTATTCATATCAAGCTGTTCTTCACCAATATTGTCACCAGTGATTAGACGCTTAGTTTCATGATCGTAAATTGCTGGGCGTTTCTTGCCTCGCTTATTACTTGAGTTCTTTCCTTTTAGAAACACGGCAAAGCGTAGGCCCTGCTCATGTGCATGCAACATAAAGTGTTCAAAGCCAGCGATCTGAACAGATAATGCACGCATGGCTTCACGTGTATTTGCGACATCTAGCTTATATTCACGTCCAAATTTTTTACCCAAAACGCCATATAACTTAATTGTTTTTAACATCTCTGTGCCTCAAGATTTTTACAGTACGTTCACGCCACTGTTGACCATAAATTTCGCGTACTGACTTTCTGTTATACGGATGATGCAGTATTAAACTTGAACCTATGCATTGTTCTGTCTGTTCAGATTTAAGCTGACCATTATCACCCAGCCAAACAACCGCATGATTGGGATGCTCAGTACGCCCAACACGACAAACAAGCATATCGCCATATTGTGGTGTATCTACTTCATAGAAGCCTGCTTTTTCATAGTTTTCAAGATAAAGTGATGGATGGGATTTATCCTCCCACCAAGCATCTTTTCTCTGAAAATCCAACAGCTCCACACCTAACTCACGGCTATAAAAATCACGTATAAGTGCATAGCAATCTTGCCAGCCATGAAAATAATTACGCCCCACTAAAGGGGCGCGATAATCACACGGCTCGTAGATTTGAAAATCCAGATCCGGATATGAACAAATTACCCATGGCTTTTTATGTAGTTCAATCTGAATCAGATCGAGTTCCGATGCTCTTGTTGTTCCATCTGGATGGGAATGCACATAAGCTAAGATTTCGCCTTGATCTTCAGCCATAGCTAAATCTTCAGGATGGATTTCGAACTGATCAGATTGTTCGGCAATATTGCGACAAGCGATATATTGCTTATCAACAATCACACCGCAGCATTCATGCGGATAGCATTCATCGGCATGGGCCATGATTGCTTTTTTGGTTTTTGCTGTAAGTTTCATAAAACCTCACAATAAACTTGATGCAGGGAACCCGCCAAAAGGTAATGGCTTGTTTTCTCCAAAACGCAAACGGCATGAACGCAAACTCCCACTACATCGATCTAAAGCTGGATCATTGGTAGGCTCATCTTTATCGGTGAACATTGCTGCTCCGGTATATCCACATTCCTCACCACGGTAATTGCCCATCATGCACCAGTGGCATAACGAGGTAATTTGACGTACAGGAATTTTCAACCCTTCAAAATCAATTGGGTTTGAAAGCTCAAAAGTTACTTGCTGGGCGTTTTCAGATGTTTTTTGCTCGATATACCAAAGCTGCTCTTTAAACTCATTGGAAGCAGTTGGATTGCCTGCTGTGAAGTTTTCGGCATCAAGATATTTAGCAAGTGTGGTAATGACTTTAAGTTTTGCACCCGCAAAGTCTTTAAATTGCAAACAATAGGCAGATACAGCATTTTGAATTCCATTAATATTGTTGGCCATTGATAAGGTCGGTGCAGAAGCTTTACCATCCGAACGCATTTCAAGGCCAGAGACCTCAAGCGCCATTGGCTCAAATACTTGACCTTGCCAAATAATATTTCGCATCCATACTTTCTGATCGCCAATATTAAAAACTTTATCGGCCTTGATTGTTGCTGTGTCAGCCTTCCAACTTGTTAAGTCAGCTGAGACATAAATCTTTTCCCAATCTTCATAAGAAATATGCCCATGGAAACGCAAAATGCCAGCTCCTAAAGCGCTGGCATCTAATTCATATAGGGTGATTAACCCATCTACATAAAGTTTCTGGAAATCACTATTCAGTGTCATCTGGTAGTGTCTCCTCTACAACAAGCTCTTCATGTAAACGGATATCAATCCAGCGGCCTTCTGGAATATCGAGTGGATTTTCGAGATCAGCTACAATGGCTGCCTTTTCCACATCAAACTTACGTTTGTAAGTTTTAATTGAAATATCACCATTTTCTAAAGTTGAGTATTCAACAGCTACGACTGTATTACCGTTAGCGTCCTTAGGAACCTCGATATACCAGCCTTCCTGGGCAAACCCTAAAGAACCTTTAATTAAATAATCGCCAACACCGACTTTCTTAAATTCTATTGGCTGCTTTTCAGCATCACTATTAAGTTCGATATGGTCGTTAAATAACTTCACTACTGGTGAGGCTGATTTTAAGAATCCATTTCCATCAACTGTAGTGTTTCCAGATGTTCTTAGCTGCTCAATTACAACAGGTATCTCACTGACAATAACAACGTCATCTGTATGAACAGTAACTAAATAATTATCAGATGTAATATTGGAAATACCGGAAAAATATCTAAATGCCGATGTTGAAGAACTTGCTGTTCTTCGAATGGCAACATAGTCTACATTTTGATATTTAACTACAGCCATACCTGAAATATGAGTTGTTACACCAATACTAATAAGCCGAGCTGTAACACGATCATATGCTTGCTGAATTGATACTAAAGTTCTCGAATGTTGATTTGCTGAGCCTGAATCACCCCTCGAAAACACTAGCTCACCAAACATGTTTCGATTGGGTGAGCTGCTGACAGAATAAGGGAATAACAATACATAGCTAACGACAGAATCTGGGTTTACCCCCGTAATCATTTTTCTTTCAAAAGTTTGGCCTACTCCACCAATTCCAAAACCGCCAACCTCAATCAAATTACCAGCTGTAGTACCAACATTTCTAGTTGCGGCACTACCAAGCCCTAAGTTAGTTCGAGCATCGGATGGAGTTGTTGCACCGGTACCACCTTGAGAAATTGCAATAGCCTTGGTTAATCCTTTTAGCTCTGTAATGTCACTATTCACCCCTTTTTCTGCTGCTCCGAGATTATTTCGAGCATCTAGTGCAGTTGTCGCCCCAGTACCACCTTGAGAGACTGCAGCAGTACCTTGGACCTGCGAAAAGTTTGGTGCCAGATTAGGAATGCCTGAAGCGAATGGCAGCATGAATTGCCGTTTTCCCTGAGCCGAGTTATACGGGAATGGCCGGTGATCCCAACTAAATTTAAAAACAAGATTTGCCATTATGCTGTTACCCCGTCAATCACTTGGAAAGTCAAAGTTTCAGTGTGCTGCGTAGTACCACTAACTACAGCTTTAATATCCATCTGACACAGCCCTAAAGGCCAAGTTGCAGTGCTTGCACTAGATTTAATATTCAGCCATCCCTTCTGTGTACTTTGATTTAATGCAGCACAAGTCAAGGTAGCTACAGCTGCTCCATCAGCCAAAGCTTTAACCTGTGAAGTGAAGGTATAACCTGTAAGATCAATTGCACGACGAACATCATCCGGTGGATACTGCAGGGTTTCATCCATATCAACCAGCTGCAAATTCAAGTTGAATGTGTCACCACGCTTAAAAACAAAATTGCTCATAAGTGATTCCTATAGACATAAAAAAACCACCGATGAGGTGGTAGTGAAAGATTGGTTTGTTATGTGCTTTAGTTAACTAAAAAACTTATTGATACATTGTATTGAATGAAGTCAGCATCTTTACCCGCATAAATAGATTGACCATTCAAACATTCTAAGTGTTCGATTGTGAAATATTCAAAATGAGCAAGTAATGCATCACTCAATTTTGTGATTTCAATTATTCCTGAATTGGGACGTACAAAGCATTGAATCATGATATTACCGGTACGGCGAGTACATGGCTTATCTGCAATGCCAGAAGTAAAACTGGGACCACCTGCAATCGTTAAGCGGCACCAAACACCATCTTTAGGTACATTAAAGCCTGGTAAATTTGGATACTGGATTCTGTCTTGCGTAATACCGGTAAAAGCTTGCATACGATCGATAATAGCTTGCCTTGTCTGCTCTAAAGTCATTGCCATTTTAGCCGCCATACTTCTGAGAAATAAAGGTAAAGGTGATGTTGTAAATTCCTTGTGGTGCTTGATCAGACCACCCATTTTCTAAGCGGGGTGCATAAGGCTGGTTGTTCTGGATATAAACTAAATTGCCCAACTTAAACTTCACAGCTTGAATAGCTGCATCCTGAATAGCATTTGTTTCAGGTCCACGGACACCATAATCACCAGATCCAATTGAAACGATATGCGAAGCACGATAAGCGCCAGTATCAACAGGACTTGAAACGACCAAAGACTGAACAGCATCCATTGTAATTTTCTTTACTTTTTCCTCTGCCATTTTAGCCACATCAAAACTAAAATCAGTTGGCCTTTTCCCCTTCCATCCCATGATTTACCTCATTAGCTTCGAACATTTCAAATAGGTCTTGAGCGATTGCCTGAATTGAATAAGCTTCAAATTCCACACTAGGCTCTCGCTCACCCATTCTCCGTTTTACTATTTGCCAGATATGAACAGCTTCATGTAAAAGCAATCCATAAACTTGAATTTGGTCTTTATCCGCCGTATCACCAATTTGGACGATTGCATATGCGCCATCAGAAAAAGTACTAACCTGTGCATCCGCTCCCATATCCAAAAATTGATCGGCTTTATCCATATCTTCAAATAACAAATCCATGTGTAGTTGATTTCGAGCAAGCGTGTACTGCACATGTTGAAAAGGCGAGATATACCATTCAGGAACATAATCAGGATTAACCATTTTAGCCCCTACACTTTTCGAAGCTGACATTTCCAGATTGTACTGGCTGGATCTTGTTGAATATGGATAACTCGAAATGAGCCTAAAGCTGTTAGCCATTCATCGTCAATTTTTGGAGTCATGGATACTTCATTTTGCAGCACAGTTGCTTTTTTATCAGTAGCCAGCACTCCAAGCGTCTCAATCTCATATTGACTGTAAGAACCAAACAGAACGCCACGGCCAGAATAGTTTTCTTTAACTTCAACATAAGTTTCAGTTTTAGGATCCCAATTAGTTTTTGAGATCCGCTCACATGTAAAGGTATGAACGGCATCTGCTAAATCTTCATTAAATGCTTCAGCAATATCTGCCTGAATTTCGTCACGTAAGCCCATTATTTATGCCCTGTAAAGTGGAATGCCGAAGCTATTAAAACTTGCATTAGGATCTTTCAAATCAAGCGAATCAATATAATCAATTGCTATCTGTTCAAAGCTAGAAATTGCTTCAGATCCGTCTTGGTATTCTTTTTCTGACTCAACAGAATCAGCTTTGACCTTTTTACGCTTCAATTGCTGGTCTTTGCCGTTATAAATTACTTTGGCCAGAATTCCTTTGATAATTTCACAAGCCGCGTCCTTAAGAAGTGGATCAATAGGATCAGGTACAAAACCTATTCTGTTTTTCATCCAGACATTTGACAGTTTAACCAGACGAGCTTTATCACTGTCTGGTGCAAAATCGCTGCCCAAAATTGAATTTGCGTCATCTACAGTAATAAAGCTCATTGCATTATTCCTTAGGGATTAATTTAAGAAGTTCTGCTTTTGTTGCTGACGGCTTGTAACCAATATTTTTACTAGCCAAATACTCTTTTAATTGATCATTTGACCAGTTTTCAAAATCATTAGCTGCCGTTTCTGTAGCTGGGTTTTCTGCCGATTTTCCAGCTTCCAATTCAACAATACGTGCTTGCATTGCGGGAATATCGTTTTTAAAAGCATCAAACTCTGCTTGAATGCTTACTACCTTTTCTTCAGCCGCTTTAGTAGCATTGTCAGCTTGGAGTACAGCATCTTTTAAACGTGAGTTTTCAGAAATTAACTCCGAACTATCACCACTAGCTTGTTCCAAGATTTCGATTTTCTGTTTAAGTTGTCCGTTTTCCTCAACAACCTTTTCACACTCAGCTTTAGTTTTATCAATAACTTCTTGCAGCTCTGGAGTAATTCCAACCGCTACATTTACAGTGGCCAAAGTCGTTTTTGCAGGCTCTTCCAATTTGCGAACTTCAACAGGAATATCCAGAGCTTGGTAATCATTTTGGATTTTCGGGTAATCACCGTAAATAATTACTTCTTCAGCACTTCGATTCGGATGTTCGTAATAATCAGGATTGGCAATAGTTCCAACCTCTAACGCAGCTGCAGCAGCAATACGTGTATAAATTAGCTTCATGATGCATTTCTCTTAAATGTAAAAAGATGGCTTAATAGCCCTCTTATAGTGAGATGTTTATGAGTTAACCAGTTGTTGTTGTGCCAGATAGATCAAGCAATGTGCCTGCTGTCATTTTGTTGCTAGTAGCATGTTTTTTCCAGTTGGCACTTGAACCAAGTAAAGTAAGGTCAGGGTTTTCACCTTTTGATGTATCCCAGCTATAACCAAGAATATCTAGGTTAAATGTACCCTCAGCACGCATACCGATTGCCAAGTTTTCTTCATCATTGATGTCATACGCGCGGAAGCCTGGTACTTGTGATTCTGTAACAGTAACTGCACCCATTTGCAAACCAAATGCATCATCATCACCTACGGCATCTGTAACCAATACCGGCTTACCTAAGGTACCCGGTAAACCACCATAGATAACGATTTCAGATTCGCCATAAATTTGATTAGTGATTGCATCATCGACAATATCGAAATAAGTATCTGAGTTCATTACCCATAAACTAATACGTCCAAACTTATCGCCAAACTTACGCATACCACGTGTTAATGCTTTACGCCCATCTACAGCAATACTGCCTTTGGCAACCATATCCGGGTTGCTAGAAATAGCTGCTTTTAAGGAGGCTAAACTGTACTGTAAACGACCAGCAACCAATGCATCTGCTAAATCATAACCAAGAATCATGGCAAACTCTTCAGGTGTACGTGCACGGCGTTTGAATGCCTCTTCAGTAGAAGCATAAGGACCATATTTATATGGCACTTTTACACCTACAGATTCACCAGAACCAATTTTCTCTGGAACTACTTTGGCGGTTGAATTCACATCACGATGTTTGATGCTACCGCCCACTTTGTAGAATGCTTCTTTATTGAAATCACCTTCAATGATCTCATTGCGATAAACAATTGCACCATTAGAGGCTTGGTTAAATACATTCAAATTATCTTGCAAACGCTCTAAATAAGCAGTTTGAGCCAATTGATTGTAGATGATCATGTCTGAATTAACTGTTGTAGTCATAACTACTTATCTCCAAATTTTTAATGATTAGTTCGGCAGTTTTAGGAAGGCATCATTGCCATGTTCTTTGATGTAGTCAGCTTTCTGAGAAACAGACATTTCACTGCGTTTCATTCCTGCAGGCGCTCCACCTTTGCCCCCGCTTTGGAAACCGCCACCAGTTCCTTTACCACCTTTAAGAATTAAGTCTTTATGCTGGTATCCACCAACCAAGGACTCTAAAGCTTCATCAACATTTGCAAGTTCACCCGGGCGGACACGTGAATAAATCTTTTCGCCGTTCGGATCGTATGCAACCACCTTGCCTTCTTCGATTTTGAAGTGATGGCCAAAGGTTGCCTGAACCATGTCCACAGGTACTGCAATGTTGTCTTGAATGTACTTAGAACGAGCAAAACCACCGCCGATTAGTTCTTTGTGTAAAGAGGCTTCTAGTGCGTCACGTTGCTCAACAATCGGAGCATATTTTTCTTCAACTGCCTTGATAGCTTCAGCTTTCACTTTCTCAACTTCACCAGCATCCACCAGCTTTTTATCGTCGAGATTTTGGATTGTTTGTAATGCCTTTTTAGCTGCCGCAGGGTCTTCGATTCCTTCAAAAGCTTTTAATGCTTTTTCAGCTGCTTCTTTGGCTTCACGATGTGTTTTAGCTTCATTGTTTAAGCGTGCAATTGTTGCTACCGAGTGTGGTGCATCATGTGGCATTTCTTTGCCGTCATCATGAATATAGATCGGCTTATCACCGTCTACTTCCGCATAAACTTTACCGTCGATTGTTACTGTTTTAAGTTTCATTGGTCATCCAACCTATATATACAAAATGGGCATCCGCCCGGATTCGCCGTTAGCATCCGCTTTCGGCAGGCAATAAAAAAGCGCCCTTTAGGACGCTTCATTTCTATAAATGATTATTTACTTAAAGCTTGGCGTACAAATGCATCTTTTGCTTCAAGTAGCTTTCTTAATCCAGTGGATTTTTCAGGCCCGTCAGGAAGTTGCTCATCCATTTGCCGAGCTAAATCACCAATTGGCTTACTAACTTGCTGCAAATGTTCAGGTAAATGTTCATATTGGAAATATTGGATAATAGGGCTTGGCATTTTCTTCTCACAAAAAAAGCACCCGAAGGTGCTATGGTTAAAAATTAAGTTCTATTTGATGAGTGCAATTGCTTTTAATCTTTCAAAAGTAAAACCATAAATTGCCATGGCTTGAAACCTTAATTTGAAGAAATGGCACCAGAATTCATTTTGTGCTCAGAATATATTGAGCATCTGACATATTGATTTGCTTTTCAGGCATTTGTAGTACCTTTCGCTACGTTTCCTTTGTTTGATTTGGCCTTGGTGCATCACTCACTAAGCGAACACCATGAGCACCATATGCTTCAAAAGTTACAGTAATTGTTGCGGGTCCATTTAAGGCATCAGAATTCATCTGTACTGCTCTTTGTCCAGCTAGAGGTTGTCCAGTTTCTTCATCACAAATAACCAGATAACCTTTCAAAGTAGGGTGACGCTTTAGCACTAAATGTCTTGACTCACTCATAATCCCAACTCCTTAAAGGTTTGCTCATCCAACTTTCGAAGTTGGTCCAATGTGTATAACCGCCCCTCTGGATCAAAGAACTTTTCAAAATCAAATTTCCCATCTTTATAGAGCTTAAAGCGCTTTGGCCCTAGCCACTCCCTTTGAAAGAAATCATCTGTTTTCTTAAAGAACTCTTTGAATGTGGTGTTTGCATCTAACTGTCCTATTAACTGGCTTCGCTCTTCTTTGGGGATGTCTTTAACTCTACGTTCGTCCATTACAAATGGCCGTTCGCCAACAAGTTGACCGTCCTTCTCGACCGGAACCAAGATACTGCGACAGTTAGGATGTAACGGCGGCACTCGCTTTGCCGGATCATTTATTTCCCACACTGAACCATCTAATGAAGCGCAAAGCTTAGAAGTTCGTCCATCTAAAACGCTAACAAATCGGACATATTCAAAGCCAATTTGGTTGAAGCTATTTAGATAGGCTTGATTAGCTACATGACTTCGCACAGTTCTTACCGTTCGCTCAATATCAGTTTTGGTACCATTTAAGATCCCATCTTCATAGTTAAGCCGTTTGGTACCACGAATACGCTGAACAATTTCTTGGTTAGTTTTGCCTGAATTAATACCATCTCGAATTGCATACTCAACCTTTTGACGGGCACTTTCAGCAATTCTTGAAAGCAGATCATCGACAAGAGCGCCACCTGCCAACGGAACTTTTTTAGCGGATAAGAATAGTTTTTCCCCATCAGGCTTATTAATTTTTGCTCCATAGAGCTTAGCTACGTAATTGGCCTCATAAACAGCCAGCGCCGTAGCAGAAACGGCAAAAGCTTCAGGTAATGCTAAATTAACACTGGCAAACCATTGGGCAATCAAATCCCTAATTTCCCTTAAATTTGAAGTTGTATATTTACCACCAGCTAAAGCAACTTTCTCCGACTCATTAAGCTCATCCAATAAATCCCGAAGCTTAGATAGCATCTTGCTCGTATCATCATTGAATAAAGCCAATAACTCATTTACCGTTTTTGATGAAGCACGATAAAGATAGGCCTGGTGCTGAGTGAGTGCTTCAAATAGTTTTTTGATATCTGTTGCCATCTCACTCTACCTTTTGATTTAAAGTCCCATCTTGCTCTGCTTCAACATTCTGAAGCTCTTCTTCATATTTTTGTTTAGGGAACATACCTGTTTGGTTGTATTCCCACCATGATTTAAATGAAGATCGGCCTTGTAGAGCTGCTTCAAATAACTGTCGAGCTAACTCAGCTAAATAACCCTGTTTGTTAAATTCTTGACTGATTTCGAACATCAAATCATCTTTAGTTAGAACATCCACATTAGGCGTTACAAACTTAGCAGCCCATCGTAATGCTGCTGACAAGGCTTCATTCATATTAACGACACAGAGCGAAAGAACTGAATGCTGAACGGCGTCATCACTATTCGCTTCGGTAGCGGTCTTTTTACTTCCCGAGCCCTTCTCAATTAAACGCGCCCCCATCTCCTTCATTTTTTCCCACTTATCTTTCATCGCTTCCCGGGCAAGAGTATTAGGGTCGGCTTGTACAATTCCTAAACCACCATTTTCAGGTAAAGGCAAAAGTACTTTCGCACCAATGTAGATGCCACGTTTCTTGGCTTGGTCATACCACTCCCAATTAACACCCTTCGCATAATATTGAGGTTGCCCCATATAAAAAACGGACTCTTGAAAGTCCGCACTGTCTCTGTAATGGGCTAAATTGAGATTAGCCAAAGGAAGTAATGGAGGCTTTTTAATCTCTTCTGAATTATCAATTGCACCTACAAATGTAAAAGGTATATAGGTCCAGAAATTCCCGTTGTAATCTGTTGGAAACTTCTTCTCTCCGCCAACCCAGTTACCCTTTTCACCCTTTGTGTACACCTGAACGGAATAAATATATTCCCCATTTCCCTCTTGCTCTAAACGAAGTACACGATATTGCTCTTGTTCGGTTTTACTAAATCCATCAGCACCGCGCTCAGACTTAAATTCACGTATAACCACTAAGCAAAGCTTTTTCTGGTTATCGATCATTACTGAATCCCAATTCACTACATCAAGGGCATTTAGTAAATGAATCATCGGATAGGCTTTTTGTGCTTTAAATTCCGCTAGATTACGAGCTGGCGGCACATCAGGATAATCTACATATAAAGCACAACGATAATGCTTCAATAAATGGCGAATTCCATTTTGAGCCAATTGATAAGTACTTAAACCAGCACCATTTGCATTACGTTCTAAATGAGCAAGTTCCGGAGGAAATTTAAAACTTGGATCGGTTGCAAAAGCTGCACCAACTAAACTATTTGATGTAGTCCCTGTTACTTCATAAAAGACTGCACGGGTAAGATAAGCCTCATAAGCGCTTTTATTTGCAGGTGATTTATCATGTGCATTTGGCATCGGCAAATATTTTTCACCTTTAGCCTTAACTGCATCTTCACCTTCACAAACATCATCAAGTTTTTGCCAGTATGGCAAGTTCTTAACATATTCAGCATGTTGAAAAGTTACATCACTCATCGAGCAAATCCCATATCAGCAAAGAAGGCTTCAAAACCTTCATGTAATTCATTAAACGCATCTGAAGCTGCATCCACTTGGTCGTCATGTGTGCCATTAGGAAAATGACGAAGCTCATCAATAAAATCCTTATTCCATTCACCTTTGAGCATTCGTACATTTCCTACGTTAACTTGGGCCGCAAATGGTTGTGCACGTGTAAGCTTGTCACCTGAAATTGGCTTAGCTATCACGCTATAACCCGCAAGAAGCTTCACAAATGAACTAGCTTGTGATTTACCAGCTTGACCGGGATCTTGTGGTAGACGCACAGAAACTTTTTTCCCATCTATTTTTGCTGTTTGTTCTAAGCGCTTATTCACATTGTCAGGTCCAAGCTGTCCTCTAGTTACATCGACAATGTAAGTAAAACCATCTGCGCCTAGAGCTTCTCGCACACCTACTGTAAAGTCGCCCTCATTTTCGGTAGCCCCAAAATCCCAAGCCCTAACTTGTTTCACTACATCCGCAGGCAAAGCATCAACAATTTGAATATTGTCGGGCTTAAAAAAACCGCCTGCTGGCGGTGATGGCATTTGTCGGTACTGCCCGGCAAATACATATGGTGCTGCTTGCTCCATTAGCCTCAATTTTTGGATATTGTGTTTTGCTGGCCACAGTGCGGATCCGTCTTCCTGAATAGCTGAAAGACATAGATGCTCCCACACTTCACCGTTACCACCAGCTACAGGAACGCCGTCTTTTCTATCACCTAGCAACCATCCAGCTAAATCATCTTCATGAAGTCGCTGCATAATCACAATGATCGGCGTATCTGGCGAGTTAGTACGCGATTCGAGTGTGTTCTGAAACCAATCAATTACCCCTTCTCGAATAGTTTTTGATGAAGCTTCATGTGCTTTATGTGGGTCATCAATAATAATGCAGCCACCAAAGCCTTTACGAAGTTTTCCTGCACCAAAACCAGTAATCGTACCGCCTGTACCTGTCGCATAGCAGACACCGCCTTGAGAAGTTCTCCAGAAGTCTTTAGCCTTACTATCATCACGCAATGTAAGCTCAGGAAAGACTTTTCTATACGCCTCTTCTTGTACAAGAGTTCGTATTTGGAAGGCATTATTTGCGGCAAGCATTGCCGAGTAACTGATATGAATAAACTCACAGTCTGGATTCTTACCAAAACACCAAGCCATGAAATTAATTACAGCAATTTCAGTTTTAGAATATCGTGGTGGAACGTTAATAATTAACCGCTTTATCTCTCCGCGATAAACTTTCATTAAAGCTTCGCAGATTTCTAAGTGGTGCCAATTTTGCATCCATTTATAACCACGGCGCTCCTTAAACATGTACCTTGTGAAGAAATATAAATCTTCTTGCGCCTCGATCCGGATGGCTTTATCCCGAGCCGCATCAGTACTCATCTAAGACTTCCCTCCGCGCTTTTAAGTAATCTTTCATTGGAACTGGAATTTCTGAATTAACTGTTTGGACTGGTCCGCCGTCTTTGCCTGTAATGAACCGTACCGGGTTTGTCGGAGAGTCAATATTCTGAGAGACTATCCCGATGACAAAACCAAACTATACCCCCGAAATTAGAGAAAGAGCGGTTCAATTACTAATTGAATCTGAAAAAGATTATCCTTCTACTTGGGCAGCAATCACAGCTATTGCTCCTAAAATCGGTTGTACTCCTGAAACATTGCGTGTTTGGTATTTAAAGCATCTGGATCAACTAAATCCTGCCAAAGTACAACAGATATCTGACCAAGAAAAAATGAAGCAAATGGAACGTGAAATTAAAGA